AAATTCCTTTATTAGAATGGTTTGTTTCTTTGGGAGAAGGTATTGATGCTTGGATTAATAGAGGTGATTATGGAACAGCATTTCAAAAATTGGAGCGTGTACCCGGTCTTGGTCTTGTCACAGGATTTATGAAAGGCTTGTACGATTCTACTAATGTTAAAGCTGCTGATGGCTCTATTAAAAAATTCGACATAGAAGGATTTCAAAAAACAATGAAAAGAAATTTTGGAAAACAATTTTTATCTATGGCTCCTTCTGCTTTTGGTTTTAGAAATAAAGTAGCCGAATGGTTGGGAATGGAAGAATATTTAGAATCCAATGATACCTTTGACGAAAATCAAGTTGTACCAGAAGAAGCAGAAAAGCGTAGACGAGATGCTATAGCCGATGCAAATGCTAGTAAAGAAAAATATAAAAAAGAATACGGGGAAAATAATAACGAAGAAGACTATACTAAAAAATTTAAAGAAGAAGAAGAAAAATTATCAAAAGATATAGAAAGAGATACTCAACAATACGAATCTGATAAAAGAGAATTGGAACGTATAAAAAAAGAAGGAAAAGGTTGGAATCCTGTATATTGGGATGATTTTGCCGAACAAAAAAAATCTATGGAATCACTTGTAGAAGATGGTGCAACTAGATTACAAGCTTCTAGAATTAAACTAGAACAATTGAGAAAATTTAAGCCGCCGCAACAACAAAAGGCCGATGATTTTTTTGAATCTCCGAACAATCTTTTTTCTGATATTTCTAACATGGCAGAAGGAAAATATTATTATAACCCTCAAAATAATACACGAACATATTTGAATCAAAATGATCAAGTATATGCAATGCAACGTGGTGGTATAATAGAAGAAAACATCAATAAACAATTAGGTGAATTTACAAATATATTATTAGCCGGATTGAGAGAATTAAAGGATAATTCAAATGGAGGATCTTATATCAATACACCGATAAATAATATATCAGTGTCTAATTCAAGTAACAATGAATCTCAAGACTATGGTGGTTATACCACCGGAAAAAGAGATCCTATTTTTGATCTTAGAAGTGACTGGTGGAGATCTTCTACAACAGAAAGGATAGCTTAAAAATATGGCATTTATAAATAATTTTGATCTTTTTCATATAGATGAAGTTACTATAGCTATACCGTTTATAGGAAATGTTACATATTCTAAGGCTAAACCAAACGGGGGTTCTTCTTTAATTAATGTTTTGAGGTCATTTCCTTGGAAAATTAGTGGGGATACTGATGAGGTTCCTAGTGTAATGGTTAAGGAATATGAATTAACATGGGGGCAAACTATTACAAATATTCAAAGAGCCATGCAATTAAAAAATGAATTATTTGCAACAGATAAAAGTATGGATCCCTATTTAACAATGTATAGTGGTAATCCAACCGGATTTAATTATGTATTTCCACATCTAATAAAAAATAATGATAGTTTACGATCTGTTTCTAACAGATGGGATAAAGAAGCAGATACTACAATGAAAGGTGTTACCGAAGGTTTAATGGAGCTTGGTGATGGTGTAGCTGGAGCAATAAATCCTCTTCAATATATACCAATCGCGGGAGGTGCTATAAAAAATGTTCAGGATGCAGTGTTGGGTAAAAATATAATATCTAATCTTTTTACTGGCGTAGGAGCCGAAGAAGTTAAAAAATTTGGTGGATCTGGCGCAGAAACACTTACCATAAGTTTTCCATTATATAATACAATCGATACCGCATCAGCTTATAAAAATTATAGTTTGATTACATTATTAACATTTCAAAATTTAAAAACTCGTACAACCTTTATGAGTTATGTGCCACCAAAACTATATAAAGTCGAAAATGTGTATCAAGGGGGTATTTATATGCCTGTTGCTTTTATTTCTAAATTAGATATTAAAAGTATAGGAACCACTAGAGTTTTAAAGGAATATGGTAATATATTAATACCGGAAGGATATAGTGTATCGATAACATTCCAATCTTTACTCAGTCAAAGTTCTAACGTATTTGAAGGTACTATGGGGGGCAGCAAAATAGATGTTATAGAAGAATCAGATATAGTAGGCCGAAATGTTATAACAGGTTTACAAAGTCTTAAAGACAAAGGTATAGATATATTTGGAGCGGATGGCACAACAAAACCCGCTGTACCCATACCTGGTGATGCTACGGGATCTATGGCGAGCGGTCAATATAACCCCTCCCTACAACCATAAATAATATGAATGACAGCATACAAAATCCTATAAAAAATCTTTCGGTATATAGATTTGAAAATTTTTTTAATGTTTATAATGATGAAGAAACAAAAACAACATTTTATAACATGTTAAGAAATATTACGGTTTATCCGGCAAATGATAATACAGTAGATCGACAATATCAGACGAAAGAAGGTGATACGTGGCCTTATATTTCTTATAAATTTTATAATACTACCGATTTATGGTGGTTGGTTTGTGAATATAATCAAATATCAAATCCTATAGATTTTCCAGAAAACGGAACAACATTACGAATATTAAATTCCGATTATGTTTATATGGTGTTGAATGAATTGAAAAAACAATTAAATAGATAAAATGCCAAGAAAAAAATCACCGATTCCTGAAGTTCCTGAAATCGACAAAGATAATATTCTTGTCGATGGCGGATACTATAAGGGAAATGAAAATCTTTTAAATAAGAACGCAAAGATAATATTTACAGAAGAGATGTTCGAAGAAAATAGAACATGTGCTAAAAGTATTTTGCATTTTGCGGAAAGACATTTTCATATAGTAAATCTGGATGAGGGCAAAATAAAGATTAAACTTAGAAAATATCAAAAAAGAATATTAAAAAGTTTAAAGGATGAAAGAAGATTGTTGGTATGTGCTTCGAGACAGATGGGAAAAAGCACAATTGTTTCCATGTATGCTTTATGGTTAGTATGCTTTCATGAATATAAAAAAGTTGCTATATTGGCTAATAAGGCTGATACTGCTATGGAAATATTCTCTCGTATAAAAATGGCTTTTGAGGAATTGCCTGTATATTTAAAACCAGCTGTAAAATCTAATAGAAAAAACGGATTCGATCTTAGTAATGGGTCAAGTATTATAGTTTCTTCTACGTCTGCTTCTGCTGTTAGAGGTCAATCTATAAATTGTGTTACTGGTGATACAATTGTAACATTAAAAGATAAAAAAACAGAAGAAGTGTTTAAAATTAATCTAAAAGATCTAGAAGAATTGTTAAAAAATAATCAAGACGAACCTCCACATTTTATAGTTTTAAATGATTGATATAAGCAAATTCATCTATAATAAAATATCGTGTATAAGTATTTATAATGAAGAAACATTTAAACGATCCAAAAATAAATAGAAAATACAATTATTTATATGAAATTGTAAATATTAAAAACGGTAAAATTTATATAGGAGTTCATAGGACAGACAATATAGATGATGGTTATATGGGGTCTGGTCTTAATTTAAAAAGATCCATAAAAAAATATGGAATAGAAAATTTTAAAAAAACAATATTAAATTTTTATAATACATATCAAGAAGCACTTGACGCCGAAAAAAAATTAGTAACATTAGAATTTATAGAAAGAAATGATACATATAACATCAAAGAAGGTGGTTATGGGCCTTGTGCATGGTCATCAAAAGCGATTAAAAAAATATCAGCAAGATTTAAAAAAAGATGGAAATCGGAAGAATATAAAAAAATGATGAGAGAAAAGGTTTTTGATAATCCGGAAATAAATACAAGAAAAAGTATTGGTATTAAAAAATGGATAAAAGAAAATCCAGAAAAACATAAAGAAAGAATGTTAAAAATTAATAAAAACCCTGAAAAAATTAAAAAAATGGCCGACAAACACAGGGGTATGAAAAGATCCGAAGAATCTAAAAAAAATATTAAAGATGGTATTTTAAAATCCCGTGAAAACAATAAAGAACTTGTATCGAAAATATCAGGCAAGGGTTCTATTTATATCTATAACAAAATCAGTAATATTTTTAAAAGACATAATCCCGATATACCTATACCCGATGGATGGATAAAAGGCACTGGTAAAAAATGTATAGAAAAATATATTTTTATATGTGATCCGACCACAAATAAAATTAAAAGACATCCCATTTCTCAAGATATTCCAACTGGCTGGATAAAAGGTGGCGGGAGAAAACATAGAAAAAAATAAAATGGCCGATTTATCCGATTACAAAATTTATAAAAATAATGATTTTGAAATTTTAACTGATGAAGGGTTTAAAGATTTCAAAGGGTTAATTGTTGGAAAAAATAATAAAAAACTAAAATTATATTTTTCTAATGGCGAAATTTTAAATTGTACTCCTAAACATAAGATTATGATTTCATCAAAAAAATGGAAATACGCTAAAAATTCTAAAATCGGTGATGTTTTTTGGAATAATATTTCTTTAATAAAAAAAGAGGAATACGAAAATAATGATCCTGTTTATGAATTTTTAGAGGTTGTAGATAATCATAAATATATTTCTAATAATATATTATCACATCAATGCCTCATAATTGATGAAATGGCACATATACAAAATGATTTGATGGAGGAATTATGGAAATCTGTTATACCTACTATAACATCTTCTAAAAAAAGTCAGATTGTTGGAATATCTACACCTAACGGAGCCGATAAAGAAAACAAATTTTATCAATTATATTTAGAAGCTCAAAAACCTGACAGTGGATGGAAACTGGAAAAAGTGCATTGGAGTGAAAATGATGACCGTAATGAAGAATGGAAGAAAAGTGAAATAGCTTCTTTAGGATCACTACACACATTTCAACAAGAACACGAAAATATGTTTCATGCTCTTGGTAAATCGGTTATATCAGCCGAACATTTAGAAGAACTTAAAAAATTATGTAAAGAGCCTATTTTAGCAACAGACGAAGGTTCTTATAAAATTTATAGACAACCAAAACCAACAAGTCATTATATTATAGGGGTTGACGTTGGTGAGGGGATAGGAAGAACTAATACAGTAGCTCAAATTTTAGATGTTTCAGATTTAACCAATATAGAACAGGTGGCTATATTTGCATCCAATACTATAACACCGTATCATTTCGGTACACGTCTTATCGGTATCGCAAATGATTGGGGTAGACCTCCTATACTAATCGAAAACAATAATTACGGTCAACAGGTTTTAGATGTTGTTGCCAGAACCCACAATTATGAATCAGTGGTTACTTATAAATTTGAGGGGATGTCTCAGCACTACAATAATGAAAATAGATTGG